AAAATAAATACTTTTTCATATAAACTCGTTAATATATATATTATATCAATAATAGGTTTATTTATAACCTCTCCTATTTTAATTATACAATTTCCATTATCTGATTGATGTAATATTATTTTACATAATGTAGAGAAAAATTTAAATATATATGTATGAAAATCATTATAATCTATTTCAAAACACAACATATTTATCATTTCTTTTGATAAAGTTTTCTCTACTATATAAGAAATATTATTTGATTTATTAAAAAACATGAAAGCATCATATATTTCATCATTTAAACAATACAATGTTATTTCTTGTTTTGTATAAATATCATAAAAATTTGATATTTTTAATATCTCTATATAATTAAAAAAAACATTAGTATATGATTTTTTTATATTTAAAAAATCATGTTGAATTAAATAACCATAAGGATTAATTTGTTCTTTCATTTTATTTATATTATCATCATTTGATTTCAACAATAGAATTTCTTGTTCAAGATTTTGAATATAATAATCTACACTATTTGATATATATGGTTCTATTGTTTCATCGTTATTTTTAAATGTTTTATTTTTTAATATTAATGAATCAGTTTTTTTTGGAAGTATATAATAACTCATAATATTTATTATATACTAACTTTTAAATGATAAATCAAGCTTCAATACTCTTTTTTGTCTTTTTTGTTTTACCACCTTTTACTTTTGTTTGTTTCCTAGTTTTTTTCTCTTTTTTTTCTTCTTGAGGAATAATAATAACATCTTCACCTAATACTAATTTTTTTCTAGGTTTCCTAGTTTTTTTCTCTTTTTCAACAATTGGTTCTTGGACAATTGGTTCTTGGACAATTGGTTCTTGGACAATTGGTTCTTGGACAATTGGTTCTTGAACAATGGGGTTTTGAATAATTGCTTTTTCACCAATCATTACTTCTTTTTCAGGAATAATAATAACATCTTCTGCAATAATTGCATCTTTTTTGGGGATGATAATAACATCTTCTCCTAATACTAATTTTTTTCTAGGTTTTCTAGTTTTTTTCTCTTGAACAATAGGTTCTTGAATTATATCTTTTTCTTTTTCAACAATAGGTTCTTGAATTATATCTTTTTCTTTTTCAACAATAGGTTCTTGAATTATATCTTTTTCTTTTTCATATTCTTCATTTTCTAATATTAATTTTTGTTTGAATTTTCTAATTATTTTAGAATTATTAATACTTCTAATTTCTTCTTTTTGTTCTTTTATTGTTTCTTCTTCTCTTATTTGTTCTTCTCTTATTTGTTCTTCTTCAAATGGAATTTGTCTATAATCTACATTTCTTATTTTTTCATAAATAAAATATCTATTTAAAAATGATATATGTTTTTCATTTGGAGTCATATTAATTGCTTCACCATAAGATTTATTTAATGGGTCTTTTAATAATATATTTCTCATTTTATTAAATAATAAATCAAAAGAACCAGATGGTGCAGGTAGATCTATTTCTCTTAATCTTTTTGCATCAATTAATTGAAAACCATAAATATTCATTAATCTATCAAAATAATCAAAATTCACCAAATATTCATCAAAACTTTTATTAATAGATTCTTGAAAAACAGAAATAGTATATCCTAGACATGTATCATTATTTTCCATTTCTGTTTGTTTATATTTTTTTATAATTTCTAATATTTTTTGTTTTCCATCATTACTATAATAAGTTATTTTTTCTCTACCTTGTAGTAATTTAAACAAGTTTCTTCCATCATAACATGTTCCAATAAAGAATCCTTTTGTTTTAGTACATTGAGATACATTTTTGATAAAATTATTACAAGTAGAGACATTTTTAAAGAAATAATGCAAGGCAAATTGGCACGATGAGACATTAAATCCATGTTTTCCTATTCCATAATGTTCTCTAACATATTTGCCAATTTTATCTGATTGTTCTTCAGTACATTCTTGAAATATACTTTTTGAAACAACAATTCCTGTTTCCGAATATAATTTTCTATTTTCAGAATAAAATGCATTTCCATCTCTAATATTTTTACTACTATCTGCTTGAACAAATAAGGCATCAGGAACTTTTTTATTAGTATATTTACTTGATAAAAATCTTGAACATGCACCATCCAATCTATTCTCTATATTATCTCTTGAAATATCCATTCCAAAAACAAATCTTAATTCTGCTTCTATCCATTTAGATAAATCACCTGCTTTTCCACATGCATAATCTATCAATATATTTCCTTTTTGCGAAACACTTTTTATTAATATTTTCTTTACAAATAAATTGTGAAAATCTCTCAATGCTCTTGTATATGTAGATGTAGTAATTCTATTATAATAAATATCTTGATTTTCTTCCAAAATAGGAATACTTCTTCCTTTAATCATATCTTCATCTATTTTATTTTGAATTGATTTCCAATTACTATTTGCAACATGAAACGAATTACCATATTCTTTTTCTCCTTTTTTATATCTTGCTGTCTTGTCATATCTTACTCTTAATGGTTTCCATTTCCATTTATTTTCTTGCATATTATCAAACCTAAATTCTACAATCATATTATCTGTAAAAATTTCATTTTCTTCAGTAATCATTTCACCATTTAAGTTTAACATTATATTACATATACCTGCTTCAGGATCGGATGGATGAATTGGATTAAATAATATTGGTTTATAATCATTATAATTTCCATCATCTTTTTCTTTTTCTTTTTCATTAAATTCACCTTTATATATTATAGAACAAGGGTCACTAAACCCACCAGAACTATTCATTTTATCATAACCAACATATAATCCCAATGTTTTATATTGAGGTAATTGAATAATACTATGAGTAGCATTCAATCCTTTTTGAAATATACTTGTTACTAAATCACTATTATGATCATTTTTTTTCGTTACAACAAGAAAATCTATTGTGTTAAAATCAGGTGGTTTCCATTTAAATGAATAATCCCATGTAATCTTTTGCTTTTTTCCTACATTTAATGTTGGAGAACCACCAACACCAAAATCTTTTGGTGTAAATATTAATCCATCTGTATTATAATCTTTTGTTGGAATCACTTTGTCTAATAAATAAATACATGCTGTAAATATTTTTTCTTGTTCTGGTATTGATGTTGGATCTAATTGAATATCATAATCATAAAATTCTTTACATGTAATAATAAATGGATTTTTTATAGGAAAAATTATATATTCTGCATTTCTATTCAACACATCCACCATATTTATTAATAAATCTAATCTACATTCACGTTCTGCTTTAAATGGTAAATGACGAACATCTTCACCATTTAAATAATATATATCAAATCCAGCAAACAAATTCAACGATTTTGATAATTTATTTTTAAATATAAATTCACCATCCAATAATGTATTAAAATATTTTTTATTAGAAATGGTTCTTCCTGTAAATATAAAATTTAAATTTGTATTTATTAAATATATATATCCATCTTTATTAATAAATAATAAATTACGTTCTCCATCTGCTTTATCAGTTACTATATAATTATTTCTTATATTAGGAATTCTATTATTTTCTTCAGTAAGAGGAACTATATTCTCTACTTGAAGTGTTATTGATGAAGGTCCAATAAATTGCTTTGAATAAACATTATTTTGTTTATCTGCTATTTCTTTTCCAAAAATCATTCCCAAATAATTCTTAGAAACAGATACAAGTTCTGTAAATGATACTGGATAATTTGTCATTTGTAATCCCATTAAAACATATTTAATTACTTTTTTTATTTTCATAGATAATTCTCTTACAGTTGTATATTCACTTATTTTTGAATTATCAATTTCCAATTCTATCTCATACTTTTCGTTTTTTTTAAATAATTGTGATTCATTTAATGTATATGATTTATTTCTTGGATTGGATGATTTAATAATACTCATATCCACTTTAATAGGATAATCTGGATGTGTTAATGTAACACGATTAATATATCTAAAAAATTTTTGTTTATTATCCCATTGACTTAATATTGTTCTTGCTTGATCTGATGTAGTAGAGAATATTTGTTCTATTGAATATACATATTTTAAATTATATTCATTGTTTTCAACTGGTCTAATTATCACTGGTTCAGTTCCTTCTTGAATTATTGTTGCAGGTTTCTTCTTTTGAAATTCTACTGAATTTGGAAAATCATTCATTACTTTATCTATATTTTCATTTATACAGTAATTTTGTATTGCATTAATTCCATTTAATTCTACTCTCATATTATCAATATATATTCTCATAATGTCTGAACCTTTTGGATTATCTGGTTTAAATTTAAACGATAATAATTTTTGTATTACATTATCATAATCTACTTTTGTATATTTTTGACCAATTGTATATTTTCTATATTTTCCTTGTTGCACTTCTCTTTCTCCTGAAAATCTAACTTCAAGTTCCGATGTCTTTGATGTATATGGATTTGAATCTAAAAATACTTGTAATAATTCTTCCAAATTTAAATTTGTAGAATTTTGATTCATCAGTTAATATAAAGTTATATAATATATTTAATATCAAATCAATTTTATAAAATTGTAATAACAAACATTAATGAAATATACTATAAATCTTCATTAAAAAATATTTTTCTATATTGTTCTATAAATTTATCCTTGTAAATTTTTTTCTTTAAATGACCTCCTGTTATTTTATCTTCAAGCATAAATATTATAAAAAATAAACTATACATACCACATTCTGTATTTCCAAATTGATGTTCTACAGGATAATTTTGGTCAAAATCAAAATATATCGGTGGATATAATTGTTTTCCTTGTTCTCTAATTTTATCTACTAATTTCATTATTTGTTTTGGTATTTTATCTCCTGCACTATCAAAAAAATATATTACTTTATTCTTTATATTTATAAATAGAGAAACCCAATGACTTCCTGATTTATAATGAGGATCTAAATTAAATATAATTCCTATTTTACTTATTTTCTTTTTTATTTCATCTTTTAAACTAAATTCACATAATTCTTCCCAAACACATTCACCATTCATTTTATGTGTATCATAATCAATCGGTGATGGACCTATAAAATTAAAACATTTATATGCTTTTTCATATTGTATCATTACATTTGTTATATCTACACTACTTAACCATTCATTTGGATTACGTTTCCATTCATCCGGATACTTTGGTGCATACATTTCATCTAACACATGTAACATTTCACCATTTGTAAATTGTTGTTTTAACCAACACGATTCTTTATTACATACATTTCCCAAATATTGCTTCAACATATTCCATATCTCTTTAGGATTAATTGAATGTATCATTACATCAGGATGACGAGCATTCCACATTTCTCTTAA